AATATCTTTGTCTTGTATTAATCCTTGAATTTTTAATCTGTCATCATCATCTTTAATTTGTCCAAACATTGAACTACCATCAAAGAATCTTATCTCTCCATTATCATCAGCACTTAAATCTATTCTTCCTGCAACATCTATAGTCAAGTCACCTGAAGATAAATCTATTTCTGTTCCGTCAATGGTGATGTTATCTATTTCAACACCTGCATCAGCAGTTACTGCCGATGAGAAAGTCTTAGCACCTGAGAAAGTTTGTGTTCCTGATAGATGAGCTGTATCGGCATCAAGATAAGCAGAAGCAATAGCAGTTCCTTGCCATACTCCAGTACCTATTGTTCCAGTAGTAACGATATTTGATCCACCAACATTATGACTTGAGAAATATGTAGAAACTGTATCAACATTGGTCATCCGCATTGTTCCACCATCATTGATCAGAATGCCATCTCCAGATGCTACAGCAGTTGTGCCTCTGGCTGTTCCGCCATCAATTAAATTTATTTCTTCTGGGGTTGTTGAGATCGCAGTTGTTGTAGCTACTGCCAAGACTGGAATATATCCGCCTTGATTGATTAAATATTGAGTATGATCAGAGGTAGGATCTACAATGGATAAAGTCGTTTCATTTGAATCAGCAGTTGCCCCCTCAAATATGATCGCATTAGAGGCTTCCATCGTAACCGTATCTGCTGTAGTAGTTGTTCCAGCTACAGTAAGCTTTGGAACCAATAATTCCCCTGTACTTGGATTATATCTTAATGCCCCAGTATCATCCAATAAGGCATTTGATTCATTATGAAATACGACTGGGAAATTTGTATTTGCCGTACTGTCTGAAACAGTAACAGTAGTTGCTAATGTTGCTGTATCAGCGTTACCAGTTACCGCACCAGTGATTGGCCCAGCAAAGGCATCTGCTGTAACTGTACCGTCAAAGAAAGCATCTTTAAATTCTAAGGAAGCTGTACCTAAATCTATTTCATTGTCAGTTACAGGATATAAGGCCGAAGCTGTTAATGTTAGCCTGGCTGCGTTATCTGCTTTGAAGTCAATCTCATTTGCTGTTCCAAAATCAATAGCAGTCTGAGAATCTTCTCCTAATATTAAATCTGTAGCATAGATCGAGGTTATGCCTGTTTGAGCTGCATCTACTGAAAGATCGACTGTATTATCACCATCTTGATATGTTACTGTAATTCCACTTTCGGTATTACTTGAGAACATTGCCCCAGTTGTATCGGATATATATTCAGCTAATGTTGTTCCATCGACTGTGATTGCGTCAGCCTCAAGTGTGCCATCTATATCAGCGTCTCCAGAAATGTCTAAGGATCCAGCATCTAATTCGCCTGTAATTGTAAGCAATCCTGAATTTGGATTATAAGTAAACCCCGTATCACTTTCAGCACCTTGGGATCCTGTGGCTCCATCCACAAAGATTGGATATACAGTCTCATCGGTAGAGTTATTAGCGGAAACAGTAATGTTATCTGCTGTACCAGTTGTATCTTGATTGAGCGTACCAATTACGAAGTCTAAGGTATTATCTCCATCTTCGTATGTAACAGTAATGTTAGTTTCAGTATTTGAACTAACCATAGCTCCAACCGTATCAGCTATGTATTCATTTAAGGCTGTACCATCTACTGTATAAGCATCGGCCTCCATAGTGCCGTCAATATCCGCGTTACCACTAATATCCAATGAGGCAAAAGTACCTACGCCTGTAGTTGTTAAATTTTCGTCTCCTAGAGAAATAGTACCACTTGAGTCAGTTATAGACCCATTGGCCAAAGTCAGATTGCCTATTGTTGATCCAGTAGCTAATGTAGCAGCTTGAGCAAAGGTTACTCCGCCGCCATCAGCAATGGTCATGGCTAGGTCGCCATCTGTATAATCTATAGTTGCTGCCTCTAAGGATCCAGCGAGATTCAGATCTCCGCTAGAATCAATGGCCGCTAGCGTACTTGAAGCGTCTTTAAAGGTAATATCACCGCCGTCAGCGTTAATTTCTACATCACCCGCTACGTCAAAGGTTAAATTACCACTTGCAACGTCAATTTCAGTTGCATCAGAAAAATAAACATCCCCCTCAAGGAATAAATCTTGCCAGGCATAGCTAGACGATCCTATATCATAAGTATCATCTGCTGCTGGAATTAAATTTGAATCAATACTACCGGTTATCGTAACCGTATCGCCCGACGCGTCTCCAAGGTCTACGTTGCCCGTGAGACTTACGTTTGCTGCGGTTACGGTCCCAGTAGCGGTAATATTTCGAAAGCCGGTAATGTCTTTGTTAGAATCAACAACGACTGCTTTACTTGCAGCTACGGTACCGGCCGTTACATCTGTTGAGTTTGCGCGACTGACTGCCGAATCAATTTGAACTCCGGTATAGTCGCTATTATAATTTGCCAATGGTTGTTCCTTTCAATCTAGACTTCATTTAAAAGGAAATAAGACTACATCAAATAGTCTTGCCGTTCGCCATAGCTTTACAGTCGGATTGAGCTTTAAACTCTTTTCCTGGCCAGTCGTTTCCTTTTAATTCAAATAGGGGTGCGCACATTAGGCGCTCGAGGTTGGTATTACCGCATTGACAAACTGGGGCCTCATCGGCCTTCGTCATTAGCTCGAATACGGTTTCACACTTGTTGCATTTATAATCGTAGGTTCTAAACATAATAAGAATAAGCGCCCAGAAAGACTCCAGGCGCTTATAATGATCGCTAATCTAAGGATTAAGGATTTCTGAACTCGTAAATACGAGCTTCGAAAACTGCGACTGCGCCATAGGCCATATCGGAAACGACTTTATTACCTAAAAAGTCTACCGAGTATTCAGCTTGCACGCGAGGCTCGATCTGACGAGCAGCGCTAACGGCTGAAGGATGTACTATGTAGCCGACCTCTACTCCCGTAGATCCGGATGTACCCATTACTGTAGAATGGAGAACTGGCATCATTTGTTAAACCAGGCTTTTTATCCTGGATCTTGTCATTTCTAACAAGTATCGGCATATCTTTTCAACTTAGTAAGTTGTCGGAGTCTCTTGGCTGAATTATATCTTTTCATCAGCTATGCTCTGCCCCTGACTATGATTATCATAGCCTTCGGTTCGGATTGCCTTGCCATTTCTGGTTTAGGTTTCCCGCTTAATACTCCAATTTCAAATCGCATAATCACTTATGCGCTCGGCATTTCACTACCGTAAAGCATTCCAATTTGACCATTCGCTAACCCACTAGGACCAGAACCCATCTTACTTGCATCGACAAAATCCGAAATACCTAGCATTGCTGTATACAAAGCTGGAGATACAACTAATTTACATTCTGCTGTATCTACATCGGACTCCATCAAAGTTTTCATCCCTGTTCTTATCTCGGCTGCGGTGATAGTGTTATCACCAGCCAAAGCTGCGCCATTTGTACTTGAAGATTCTACAAGACTCTCTATGTAAGCATCGTAAGTTTTTGCAAGTGCATAAGCGTGTGTAGAGATCTCTTTTTCGAGCAATCCTGGATTTGCCTGGGTTGCTGCTAGATCTTCTACCAAGGACGCGACGTAGCGATGTTGATTGATGGTTAATTGAGCGGTACCATGGGTATTCGCTGCGTAAGTTACGATTGTTTCTGCGGCTTTAGCTGCATCACTCGCCTCTGCTAACTTGGGAATATTAAAATTATCCCCGCGACCCTTGACTAGACCATTTAATGATGTATCTACGCAAGATTCCCAAACGAGTTTACGTTCGAGATATGCTTTGACTCCATCGGTCCAAATCTCTGGTATAAAATTAGCAGCGGTAGTAGTGGTTACACTTGCACCCGCAAAATCACCTGAAAGTGCCATATTATTTAACTACCTTTCTATATCAATTATTTTTTGATATAGCTATCGAGAACCCTTGTCCAGTTATTCTGCCTTTGTTCTTTCGTCATTTCCGAAAACGGATTCACCTTACTATCTGGCATCGGCCTGGAATAGTTCTCGTTTGTTTCAACTTTAATTTTAACTTGCCGTGCTACGAACTTGCTCAGTTTTTCGGTGCTGAGGTCGATCGCAAATTCACGGTCCTCATCAGAAAGTTGGTCCAGAAGATTTTTACGAGTAGACTCTTTTAAAACTCTACCCTCTTCGGCTAGCGATTTGTACTCGTCCCGTTCTGACTTATACTTAGCAGCAAGATCTTTCCACTCATTATTCTTTTGCATTTCCATCTCTTCCCGTTCATTGAGCTTATCTTGCAAACCCGTTACCGTTTTCTCCAATTCCTGGCGCTGGTGTCTGTATTTTTTAGCGTCTGCTATAGCAGTCGAAAGCGCGCTGTTTTCGTTGCCACCTTGAACATTGCCCTGTTCTAAGGGTTGAGCTTGCTGCTCTACACTAACATTAGTGTCCTGTTCCATAATTTTCTCCTTATATGGATATAACCTTATAACCCATACCGCTTCTTTGGATCTCTTTCGTTAAATTCTTAACTAATTGAGCTTGTAATGATTTTGCAATAAAATCTTGCAGATCTGGGGTCGTAGGGTTTGCTTTAGTTGATACATATCTTAATTTTGATTTCTTCTTTTTTCTTGGGCCTTGAAACTCCATTCTTTCGGCCATGGCTGGATCAGAGATTCCATACTCGAATCCATCTTTAGTCGCCTCAAAATGGCTGAATGATTTTTTCATTTGACCAGTTAGAGTTAAATCTGGTGTCCCTCTCCTACTCACTTGTTTCGGCGCAGCCTTACCGGCCATCTTGCGTCTTTTATACGCCTCAGTATAAGGTAAGAATTTCTTACCAGCTGCATTTAGGCCCTTATCAAAGATATTGGCCCTGTGTCTTTTTAAGACCATTCTACCCACTCGCTTAAAAAATGAGCGGTCAATTCTGAATGCTCTTTTGAAATTAATCATTATAATATTGTTCTAAAGTTTTTGGCGGTTTCCATGTCCGCCCCTTTTTTGTAGCTTTAGCTTGCATACCTTGATATGCTACTTTAGCTTTTTGCTGTATGTCCTTATTTTGCGTCTTAGATGACAAAGGAACCCATTGATGTCTGCAATTAAAGCCTCCGCCGTCGCGTAAAGCCCCTGGATATTTGGATTCTACCTGAGATTGTGTCATCCCCCCTTCTTTCAGCATTCGAATACAAACGGGCCTGGTCTTAGAGTCCATTGGTCCCTGGTAGATCAATTTTTGTTCTGGAGAATCTTCTAGCTGTAATAATGTTAAGGACCTGGAATATGTAGCCATTGATGTTGAAACGATCGTATTCACCTGGTAAGGTTTAATTGATAGATCTTGCATCAACATTCGTCTTAACTGATCTTTAGACTTCTTTTGCAATACGCCCTGGACCAGAGATAACCTGACGCGCTCTCCAATGTCGTCAGCGTATTTTAAGATCGAGGCTTGCTGCATATTGCGCAGCGCGAGTAATTGCGTTTCAGATACTTTGCCAAAAAATACGGCATCATCTAATAGCGTATCAAAACTGACCATTAAGCGATTGACCGCTTGCTGCATTTGTAGATCCTGGAGCCAGTAGTCTACCATGGAGATCCCAGCGAGTATTGCCAGGATCTCTTCAGTAGATAGACCCTCTTCCTTTAATGCCTCGATGTCCTCGATAAATAAATCTTGGGATTTTTCTAGCTGGGCCTCGAAATCAGCTATTGCTTTATCAATGGTATTTGATAAGGGCATTAGCTTTGCAATCTATTTAATAACCTATTTTGCTCCGGTTTACCTACTGACTCATCAATCTCAGCTAGTAGCTTTGCAGCCTCCTCTGGTAATAAGTCTGGATTTTTCCATAATAAGTATTGTTCTCGAGTAGCTAGTTTGTTTTGGAATAGCCAGGTATACATTTCACGCTCTTCGCTTGGAGACATAACTTTTGGCTCTTCAAAATCGACAAAGTATTCATCTGAAAGTACCTGACCGGTCTGGACCTCAATAATGCGTTTGTCCACTTGGAATCGTCTATGCTCCCAAGGGCGCCATATATCTTCAATATTAGATGAGATCTCAGATGTATGGTCAATGTCCTGGACCCGTAAGGCCTCTGCCGACTCAGCGTTACCGTGGCTATCAATAAATTTCACGCGTAGCTGATTATTGTTTAAAGTTGTCTCTACTAGGTATTTAGCACCTTTTATTAGATCATCTATGCTTGCAGATGGTCCTGTAACGCCAAAATTGGCTCCTTCTGGGAGATAAATAAGTTTATCTACGCCCATTGAGATCCTTGAGCGGTCATCAACGCCAGTTACGAACTTGACTCCAATAGCTCCCAGGCGAATACATAATGAGATCTCCATTGCGGCTACCGATAGCGCTAGATCCGCTCTAACGACATCTGAGGCGTCTCCTACCCAGAAATCCCTTAATGGAGAATAGCGAGAGGCGAAGGTTACTGGTAAAATACCATATGGGTTCAGATCTGAATCATTAAATGAAAACTTATCGCCGTTAGCGTGCATTCCAAAATGTCGCCCAGGCTTACCATCTCTGGCCTCAGTCCATACGATAAATTTCTGATCTGTAAGTTTAGATAAGCCCTGGTTTTCTATAGCATAAATACAACCGAAAGGTTCGTTCTCGCCTTCTAAGAATATTGGCTCTAAATGGCTTAATATCTCGTACTCTATGCGATTATGCCTTGCGTTCCATAAGCTGCGAAAGCCCTGGGTGCCTAGTAAAAATGTTGTTTGCTCTAATTGTTTACGTTTAGCATTTAGATCTTGAATGTTCGCAAATTCGCGATAGCGTTCATCAACCGCCATACGCACGGGCCTGGCGTATGATTTTGCCCTGGCCTTGCATACGCGCCTTGTTAAATTTTGAGTGAAAATTGGTACTTGCTGCAAACTTTCAGTACCAAAAAATTCTCGGACGTAATGATCTACATTGATACCTTCATAAAAATCTAAGAGGTAATCTCGCTCACGCGTCCTTTGATTTTCTATATGGTTTAAATATTCACTTAAACCGTCTACTATAAGTTGTTCAGAAATGTCTTTTATAATCATATAATTACCAGTCTATTACTCCAGCTTGTCTACTTTTAATCGGAAATAGGTTACAAAAAAAATAGCGAGTGGCATCGTTCGAATGATCGAAAACCCCATCTTTAAGTGGCTCTTCCTTTAGTCTCTGGTCCGCTTTCTTTTCCGGGTAGCGATAATTCTCATAGCTTTGTATCGCTTTTTTACATTTTGGATCTATAAAAAAATGTGAGTTACCAGCTGCATCTTCGAACCAGGTACGCATATGAGATACTCCATTCGGAATGTTCCTGGATACCTTGTCGCGCCTGAAGTCGCAACGGATCCCGTAGCGCTTGAATATCTCAATATCACTTACGCCACTCTGGCCCTGAGTGTTGCTGCCGGCCGGATCGCAGAAATAACGTATGATTGGATATGGCTTTGCTTTTATCATTTCAGCAAAGTTCTCAGTCTTGATGTTCTCCTCCCAGATCTCATCTATTTGGTAGACCTTATCTTTTTCTCCTGGCTTTGATTCCACTTGAAAGAAATTTGCGACGGCTGTCCTGTAGCCGGGGTCGATACCGACATATGTTGGTAAGTTGGGGTTAAACTTGCATTTCTGAATGTGAATGGAGCGATCAAAGGGAAAAACACGACCTGAGAATGAGGTAAATTGCGCGCCGAATTCTTGCTGCCAGGTTTCATAGGTTAGTGTTTTCTTTAGTTCCTCAATATCATCTTTAAAAAATGGAGAATCCCAGGATGGGTGCTGCCATGACTCCCAATCTCGGAATTCGTCTGAGTTTCCACGCTGCCATAAATCAAATATCCAATTAAATCCTTCGGGTGTAGTCGTGAATAAGGCCCAACCCTCTTTGTCTGATAAAGTTGGTCTTAAATACTGCTCCCAAACAATTTTCCTTATTTTTGCTGCCTCTTCGACAATTAAACAATCTATGCCATCTCCTACTAATGACTCTGGCCGGTCCGCTGACTTAGCTGAGATCTCACTATTGAGTCCCGCTAATTTCATGTAATGGATCTGGCCACTAATTTCTTTTTTGTAGGCGATTGGCAATTTGAGCTTTGTTATGACGTCTATCTTGACTTCCCTAACGATCTTGTCGGCTAAATCTAACGTGGGAGCCACTACCCATATCCTGTTACCAGGGCTGAGTAAATATGGCAAGATTTCCTTAGCCGCTGAGTAGCTTTTGCCACTACGTCTACCTTGAATATTTACGCGAAAACGAGCTTTACTGTTATGGACCGCTAGTTGGCTCTCGCTAGGCGAGTACCCTAGGTGATTCCATAACTTCGTCTTGTTTAGTATTCTTTTTTTCAATAGGAGAATCCTCGTATCCGCATTCTTTAAGCAAGCTTTCTAGATTTCCAACTAATTCAAGCTCGTTGCGATCCGATTGACCCAGGTATTGCTTACCCAGGAATATTAAAAGGCTAGTATTGCCATTTTCGGCTTGCTTCCATTGTAATTGCCTAAGTTTGATCTTCATGTTCTCTCTCCCACGTTCAAGCTCATTCTTAAAACGTAATCTAATCGTAGATTCGTCGCAGTTGTGTAAGCGGGCAATTTCAATGGTGGAGCAGCCAAAGCTGGCTAGCATCTCTACCTTATCTGCATCAATATCTAATTTGGGTCTACCCATAAAATCTCCTTGTTCACTAAAAGGCTATTAGATGACGTCGAACAGCGCCCAGCATTTTCTTACACTACGGCGCCAGTAGGTTTTAGCGGATGACTCAGAGATGTCCAGGCTCTCAGCGATCATTGGAAACGTATGCTGCTTTAGTCGCATCTTAAACACCTGGAGTTCTCGTTCGGATAGACTGTCGTATGCCTCATGGGCCGAAAGCTGCCAATGACGCATTTCTGGCTCGATCAGGCCGCTGCGGAAAACGGCTAATTTCCTAAAGAATTCATCGCCAATGTCGATTGATTCTAGCAGCCGCTCGTAGTCGTCTGATGTGATTATTGGCCA